TACCTAAAGGCACATTAATGGTAACAGCTCAGGTAACTGATAAAGATTACTATAATGAGCTAGTAAAGAATGAGCAGATAGGATTCTCTATTGAGGGATTCTTAGGCTTAAAACTAAGTAATCAATTAAATAATAAATATAGTATGAATAAATTACCTGATGGAGAACATCTAATTGAGGGTAAAATCTATGTCGTAGTAGACGGTGAGATTATCGAGATTAAAGATGCACCTGTTGTTGAAGAAGAAGCAATGACAGAAGAGATTGCACTAGAGACAGTAGTAGAAGAGGAAGTAATAGAGGAGACACCTGCCACAGAAGAGATGGCTATTGATCCTGCTGCTGATGCTGAAGCTATCTTAGCTATAGTACAACCTGTAATTGATGAGCAAATCAATGCAATTATTGCAATGATAGCTGATTTAAGAAATCATATGGAAGAGGTAATGTCTGAAGGTGAGGAAGTAGTGGAAGTAGAAGCTACTAAGTTATCACAGCATGATAAATTCTGCATGGTAAGTAAATTTTTAAATAATAATAACTAAATAAAAAACAAAAAAAATGAGTAGAAAATTAAAATTTGACTTGGACATTGATGCATCTGCATTATTACAAGCTAACAGCGAAGCATTCTATAGCCGAGCTTATTTGAATGAGGAAGTAGTAGACAACTATCGTACACTACCAGGTGTTAAATTTAAGACTAAGATTTCTAATGTGGTCTTTGGACAAGTTTTACAAGCAGAAAATTGCGGATGGAATGCTTCAACTGATGAGCTTGCATCTGTAGAGATTGATGTATGTGGATTATCAGCTATGGCAGAGATTTGTCAATTTGACCTAGAGCAGTCTTTTGTATCATTACAAATGACTAAAGGATCTAATGGTGATTTCACTGTTGCATCTTTCATGGATTACTATTGGAACGAGATGTCTAAGACAATCGCTGAGAACATTGAAAAGTTACGTTGGTCAGGTGATACTACATCAGGAACTCCTGCACTTGCTTTATGTGATGGATATAAGAAGTCACTAGTAGCTGATGCTGCTAATGTAATTGAAGTAGGTGGAGCTACACCTCCAGCTGTTAATGCAGGAAATGTACTTGCTACATTGGCTACAGTATATGCTGCTATCCCTCCTGCTGTAATTGCTAATCAAGAAGAGTTACGAATCTATGTATCTTCTCCTGTAGCTACTGCTTATCGTGCTGCTGTTGCTGCATCTAACACACAAGCTAACTTGACTCAAGCATTAGACTTTACTTATCTTGGAATTAAGATGGTATTATGTCCAGGAATGCTTAGTAAGTCTACTATTGTTGCTTCTCCTCGTGGTAATTTTATCTATGCTTTTGATGCTGAAGGTGATGGTAAAGCGTTACGAGCTATCAATTTAGCTGATACTGTAGCTGAGCCTGTAATCAGAACTCGTGCTAACATGAAAGTAGGATTTACTCACGTTAATGGTAATGAGATTGTATTCTACAACTCTGCATCTTAATTAACTAATTTATAAATCTAAGGGAGTGAAAGCTCCCTTTACTTAAAACTTATATCATGCCTTTAGGATGCGATGCATTAGAAACAATAACAAAATCCTGCGATAATAATATCGGAGGAATTAGAAAAATATGGTTAAATGATCAAGAGAATATCACTACTGATCCTGTTGTTGCAGTAGATGGTGAAGTAATTGTATTAGCTACATCTGTAGATTATACTGAATTTGAAATCAATAGAAATACAGGTAACTATACAGAGGATACTGCGGTAGATTTAATCAATGGATCTTCATTTGTAACTCAGACTATTACTCTTATGTTTAATAGAAGAGACAAAGATAAGTCAGAAGCTATCAATATATTAGCATCAGGTCAAAGATACCTAACTGCAATAATATTAGATGCTAATGGTAAGTATTGGTTTTTTCAAGACCTGCAATTAACTGCTACAGGTGAAGGATCAGGCACAGCTCGTGCGGATGGCAGTAAATATTCCGTTACACTTTTAGCGGAAGCAGACCATTTGGCGTGGGAAATTACTGAAGCTGCTGTAAATGGAGTTATTGCATAACCTTAACACCCTAATAATTAAAGCTCTGCATATTGTAGAGCTTTTTTTTTAAACATTTTTTGACCTTAGTATAATATAGTTATATGATATACATTAAAAAAGATGAGGTCAATCAGATAATCCTTACCCTAACAGAGGTAAGTAATATACCTAATCCTTATTATTTATTTGTTTTTCAGAATGAAATGGACAAGCTGTCTGCACCTATTACATTCTACACTGCTGATAGCTCAGCCTATCCTGAAAGATTCAATCAGTTTCTATTGGATGAGCCTGTAGATTTGGAACTAGTAAAAGGACAGTATACATATCAAATCTATGAGTCATATACCACACCTCCAACTATTGCTAACTCTACAGGGGTAGTGATTGAAGAGGGTAGGATGGTAGTAAGTGGACCAATAGTATCATCAATTTATGAATAATTATGGCATTAAAAGACTTTTTTAAAACAGTAAAGCATGAAATAGTAGAGGGATATCAATCATTCTCTACTCCATTCCTTAAGGTAGGAGGTGCTAACTTAACTCTTCCCTATGTAAATGGTAGGAATCAGACTAATGGATATATACCATTTGGGCAGGATAATCTATTCCCTGAGCTACTCAATCAAATATTCTATTCATCACCATTACATGGCTCTATTGTAGGGTATAAAGTGAATGCAGCTGTAGGAGGTGGATTTAATATAGTAGCAGATAGATTAACTCCACAGGATAAGCTAGAGCTATATACACTTGAAAGAAAATTAAACATAAAAAAAGTAGTACCTGCTGTAACTCAGCAACTGATACTGCATAATAGAGTTTATTTCAAGCTATGCTTTGATGATAAAATGAAACTGACTAAGATAGTCAATCTATCACCTGAGAAACTTAGAGTAAATTTAGATAGAAAAAGATACTACATATGTGATGATTGGTCATCTAGAATCGGAGTACAGGAGATTAGAAGATATACTCCTACCTGTAGAGACTATGAGCAACTATTTGTATATGAGGTAGAATGTATTGGACAAGATTTCTATCCATTACCTCAATACACCTCAGCTCTAAACTTTGCTTTCTTATCAGGTGAACTTAGCTACTTTGCTAAAAGCAATATCCAAAATTCAGTATTTCCATCCTTTGCTATGATGTTTCCTAAAAGACCACAGTCTGAGGAGGAAAAAAACATGATAAGAAGTACTATTGATAGATTGAAAGGTGCTGCCAATGCAGGTAAAGCTGTGGCATTCTTTGCTAATAGTCAGGACCAACTACCAAAGATTGAGTCACTACCTACCAATGGCAATGATAAACTATTCCAAGAGGCATCACAACTGAACACTGAGCAGATTTGTTTCTCTCACACTATTGATCCTATACTTATGGGAATCAGAACTACAGGATCATTAGGAAATGGCTCAGATATTAAGCAGGCTTACATCATATTTGAGAAAAATGTAGTAATGCCATTGAGAGAGATGGTATCTGATATCTTTAATGAGTTGCTATTCATAGCTAAGATTGATGCAGATTTCACAATCAATAACTATCAGATAATTAACGAGGCAATAGTAGAACTTGAGGGAGATACATCTAAGACTAATGATGCACTTAATAGCCTATCACCATTGGTAGCTACTAAAGTACTTGAGACTATGACCGAGAATGAGATTAGAGCCTTAGCATCACTACCTCCTGTACCTGGAGGGGATAAAAGCAAAACACAAATCGCACAAACACCTATACTATAATGCTATACTTTATAACAGAAACCTACTTAAAGAATAACACACCCATCACAGCTAATGTAGATGTAAACAATGTTACTCCCTACCTAGCTACTCAAGCTCAGTTAAGAATCATGCCTATCTTAGGTACTACATTCTATAATGACTTGCTTACTAAGTACAATGCTCAGACATTAGATCCTGATGAGGAGACTCTAGTTACATTCATACAGCCTATTATTGCATGGAGAGCTGCTGAAGATGCTGTATTTGGTCTATCTTTACAACTAAAGAATAAAGGATTGCAGACTCAATTCGGAGATAACTCAGCATCTGTAGATAGAGGGACTATAGCATTCAGTATGGAACACTATGCACAAAAGGCTGCGTTTTTTGAGCAAAGATTAATCAGATACCTACTTAAGAACAGAGCTTTGTATCCAATATTCACAGGTACAACTAACCGAGATACTGACCTTAGACCTATGATAGATGGATGTGGATGTCTATCTAATGGCTTGCTAGAATGTACAGGATTATGTGGAGGT